TAAGTGGGTGGATCGCCCTGCAGGAAACGCCATATTCGGTCCTTACTTTAATAAAGGAACTCATGTAGTAGGAGACAGAAGAAACGGAATAGTCCCAGACCCCAACTTTCCAGTAGTCATAGGGTACGATCCAGGATCAGTAAATAACGCTATGATATTCATGCAGTGCTTAATAGGCACAGATAAAAGTATATGGATAATATTTGATGAACTGGTAACAGTGAACAAGAAGATACCCTATACAGCCCTGATACCACAGATATACAGAAAGATGAAGAAGTGGGAAGACAGGGTAGGGCAACTTAACTGGCAACACATCTCAGATAACTCAGCATTTAATCAGTATAGAGCCAAAACAGGTAGTTATGATGTCAGAGACTTCGAAGAAATATCTAAAGACAAATGCGAGCATTTCGGTCTAGAACCAATTCGTATGAAAGCAGCCCCTAAGTTTTCTGGTTCTGTGGAAAGTAGAGTTAGGTTGCTCATGGCTAAATTAGTCAACGAGGAGATAGTTATATCAGCCCACTGCACAGATGTAATCAAGATGTTAAGAAATTTAACATCAGAAGAGTCAAAGAACGGAAAGTACGACCCATCATTAGAATTAAAACCTAGAAGGTCAGTATATATACACCCTTTCGATGCCCTGACTTATCCGATTATGTATTACGATGTAAGACAGAGTGTCGTGATGACTTCACCAAGATCATCTGTAATTGAAATTAATGCTTGATTTTTGAAACCCAAAAAACTAGGTTACAGATATGCAAGATGTAGTACAATTAGGAATGAGCGAAGAGCTATCCGAAGTAATGGAAGGTGTATCCGCTGGTGATAAGGTAAAACTAACTTTTGAAGTAACAGTAAGTGAAATCGATGAGGAAAGGTTTAAAGCTACAATCGATATGCTTGACCCAGATGTTAGTGTGATTGGTGGATCAGAGGAAGATGACGAAGAAGATTACGAACCTGAAGTCGAAGAGGACGAAGAAGAAGAGTACGACGAGTACGAGGGCGAAGAGGAGTAATTCTGCTAAGACATCTACGCCTGCGAGCGTATTAATTGATACGCATTATGAGAGATTGGGAATAGTAAAAAGATGGGACAGGAAAAGGCTAGAGAGATTGTGTGGGTACTTGCGAGTAACCGAGTACGAACTTGCGAGCCTGATTGGGGTCTTGCACAGGGACTTTGGAAGACTGTATCCGACTGGAAAACTGCCACTTTCGGCGTATCTACTACTCACCATACTGGAAAAACGATATATGAACGGATTTGCTCCAGATGTAATCCACAACCTTTTTGATTTTTATGGTCGATCTTAAATTACTAGAAGAGAGAGGTGTAACCCAAAAAAGGTTGCGTGAAGTTTTTACTGCAAAAAAAGGAACTGAAGATTATCAGATTCGTGAAAAATTGCAGGATATGGTGCAGTCTAGAATCCACGAGGGTATATATCATTCGTGCAGAAATCACTCATTATATCTTGCGGTTGATTTAGCCTGGGATTCACTGCCCATAAATAAATTTACTATTCCGTTATTACAGTATGCACAGGGCAAAATTAACATACAGACCTGTGCTACTAAATTAGAGGGAATTGATCCTAAATTAAAAGATCAATTTGTAGAGTATGATGACGAGGGTTCTATTCGTGATATTTCACTTACTAGAATCTATGAAGTATCCGTATCATTAATCAGATCATATATCACTCGTAGGGTTGCTGCTCAAGTTTCTAGGTTTTCTAATTTATATCCATACTTTAGATATGCTCCCCGTGGTACAGATATGCAGTCTAAAATTAGGGCAGAAGTTCTTAGCCAGCGTGTCGAGATTATGGCAGAACAATTTGATTACCGCCATACATTTGCTCAGTGCATAAGAAATATGTTTATGTATGGATATTCTGTCCTGTTTCCTGCTGAAGCGTGGACAAGGGAAGTGCATTGGAGAAAAACCAAGGACTCACTTGGTGAGGATGATATAGAGTCTTATGTGGAGCGAGAGGGCGTTTACTTTGTGAACCCTCATCCTACTCGTGTAATTTGGGATAACTCTCGTCCATTACAAGCAGTGAATAGTGACCTTGGTCCTTCGTGGCTTGGGTATTGGGATATAGTAAGATATGGATCAGTCCGTGATAATCCTGATTACTTCAATATGGATGAGGTCACATACACTAATTCCCTCCAGGGCATAGTGAATGCATATCGTGATTTCTTTGATTTTTATTATGACCCTAAGATTTTAGCATTTCCGTCATTAAAAGATGATTTTCCATTTCAAAATGAGCGTACTGCTCATACTGGTATTTATGCTGGTGAGGATGAAGATAAAGGGATGTTTTTATCTAATGTATTCATGAGAGTTAATCCAAAGGCTGAAGGTCTTGGGGATTATCCTTTTGATTGCTGGTTGAAGCTAGTAGTGGCATCTGATGAAACTGTTGTATATGCAGAATGGCTACCAAGCTTACCTGCTATTTATGGTGGAATTAATCAGAATGATGACCGTATGGCGAATTGCTCTATGGCTCATGATTTAATGCCATATCAGGATCAGATGAATAATATTATTTACGCTATGCTTCATCATATGAAAATTAGCATGTTTAAAATATTATCTATTGATCAGGATGCATTAGATGATGATGTTAAAGCATACCTAGAAGAATCACTGGCAGAAGATACATTTTATCAAAAACCAAAAGCACTATTTTATAGTGGTGCGAAGACTGCAGACCTAGGAATTGACCCTAAGAACATTATCACAGTAGTCGATGTTTCTAGGGAATTATCTCAGGGCATTAATCAATCACTTCAAAGCTTGTTCCAGTTACTCAACCTTGTAGAGAGACTGATGATTCTTTCTCCACAGGAATTAGGACAGGCTGCACAGAGAGAAATATCTGCTACCGAGGTTAGTGAGATAACAAACTCAACTAATACAATTTATGCCTTTATATCTGAAGGCATTGATGAAATGCGAGCAGCAGCAAAAAAGATGCTTTATGAGCATTTAATATCCTGTTCAACCACCGAGTTTAATGTTCCCGTAAAGCAAAGGTTCACGCCTAAAAGTATCCGTGAGGCTGGACTAGAGATTGAAGATAGTGGTGATCAAGACGAACTACCAAAAGGTAGGAATATAATTGGTAACCCAGAAAACTTGGTACATGAGTATTTGTTTTCGGGTAGAGATGGTTCCGAAAGAGCAAGAGATACTCAGTCTGCACAGATTCTCGGTCAGCTTGTTCAACAAATTCTTACTATACCTGATATGGCTAAGACTTTAGGTAAGGAGCGAATCTTTAGTATATTTAATGAGATATTTAGGATGTCTGGCGTGGGTCATGACTTAAATCTTCAGGTTGATGAAGCAGATGACAACGAGGATATGGAGCTTGGGCAAACTCAGTTTATTGATGAGTTACAAAAGAAATGGCCGCAGGTAGAGCAAGCATTACAGAAAATTATCATGCAAATGCAAGGTGCAGGCGGTGCGCCCCAACCAGGTCAACCTCCACCCCCTCCAGGAGCACCACCAGGTCAACCCGCACCCCCGCCCGAAGCACAACAACAACCCGCAATGGCACAATAAATTATGAGTGAAGAAGAAAAATTGGCAGAACAAGCCGAAGAAGTAAAAGCTGATGAGCAACCATCGGAAGAATCTTCAGATAATGTAATATTCAACGCGCTGTATGCAGCAGCAGAAGAAGAACAAGAAGAGGAAGAAGAAGTACGGGAACCATATACTGGCCCAACTTCAATCCATAGTGCCTTAGCAGAGGAACCAGAGCCAGAAGTTCAGGAGGAACAAAGAACAGAGCCAGAGCAAAAAGAGGAAAGTGCCCCGAAGCCAAAAGCTAAAAGTAAAATCAAAAGAAAGATCATTGATCCAGAGTTTAGTATTCCACAAAATACACAGCCTCGGGCACCAAGAAGGAAAGCTCCAGTAGACCCATTTGTAGAAGAACTATTACCAGAAGAAAAAGAAGCATATCAAATATCAAGATGGGCTGCCCAGAATGTACAAGGTCAGCAAGGATTAGATAATAAATACTTAGATTTCTTTAAAAAACATAAAAAATTTCTAAAAGATAATTCTGATTATGATTTGTCTGATTCAGAAGATTACAAAAAGTTTTTAGATCAAAATAAGCCAAAGATAGACCTTAAAAAATTTGAAAAAGAGATGTGGGCATCAGAGGCAGAGGGTAGAGCTTTAAAGCGTTTACAGCCTGAACTCTTAAAACTTCGTCGTGATCAAGCAAGGATACAGGGTGAGCCATTAGCAAAAGAAAAAATACATAATGCAAAAAAAATTCTATTTGATACTATTCCTGATGATACAAGGAAAATTATACAAGGTTCAGGGATAAAAGGACTTTTTGAGCAAAGCCCAATCGAAGCAAAAATTATTAATGATTCATTGACCAATGCACAGGATATGGTGAATACATTCTATAATATTGTACACAGTGTGGAGGATTATAATGAAAAGGACGCAAAGCATTCTAAGTTAAGTGATTTCATTTCTAAAGAGCAGGAAAAATTTATTAACTCTGGGAGGACTGTGCGTGGCGGTAAAACATTTGTTCGTAGGGAAAGAATGCCTCTTGTACCTAAAGACCAAGTTTCAAAGTACTATACATTTAGTGATGAGGACATCATCAACCTGATTGCCCTGCGTGCCAAAGAAGCTATGAATAGCAAAATCAGCTCAACTCGATCAGCACTTGAAAAAGCGGGGTATGTCAAGAATGGCGTCCAGGTGGCAGAGCCTCAGAAACAGCAAGTGCAACAACCTAGGAAAATACAAACACCTACACCATCAAGGGGTGTCAGCGTTCCAGCTACTGCACAGCCTGAGCAAAGTAACTCAATCCTTAAGTTACTCGACTTGTAATTGATAATCAAATGAGTCCTTGGGTATCCAATTAAAATGCCCAACTTTACCAAACTTTTAAGGATTTAAAAAAAAATGCCTGAAATGAGCGCGTAGCCATAAAAATCATTTAGTATGGGTGAAACATTTAATTCACACATATTATGGCTAACGAAATCTCAAGTTCAGGACAATTTACAACGTCGGGCTATCAGAACACTGCAATGGCACAGCCAACTGCGTCTTCTGCAAGTTCATTAATTCCAGGGTCAGGCGGAAGCGGATATGAAGCTCTTCCACGCTTGGTTAAGGTTGATAGCTCGAACGGTTGCACACTTACTAAGGCACATATTAAGGGGATGACTCCTGGTGAGTTTGAAGCCCTTGGCAATAAAGAAGTTGATTTAGCTAGAGTGATTGCTTCGGCAGCAGAAGCTAAAGCACTCGGCGTAGAAGAGCGTGGACTTACCACACTTCTTACAAGCTCTGTTCAAAATATTAAACCTTTGATCAATAAGCAAAACATTGCCGAGCAATCAATAATTCTTCCATATGTCCAGCGTAGACAGCGTTCTGTAATGAATGCTAACTACTTCGCAATTGAAGCAGGAGTTGCAGCAGATTCGACTGATCTAAACACTTATCCATATGATCCTTCCTATTTGCCACCTGTAAATTCTGCTACATCGGGCGATTGGATGGTTACAATTAACCTTGGTGGTTCTGACTGGGCATCCCCAATCGAGAATATCGAGCGTTACTTCCTTCCCGGTGGTTATGTAATTATCAATCACTGGAATGCTACTGGAACAGCTACTCGTGAAGTACAGTATATTATCTGTGGAGCAGGAAATGCCGACGCAGGTTCAGTATCTAAAGCTAAAGTTGTCCTTCGTCCTGTAGGATCAATTGTTCCTGGTGATGGAAACTTTAACAGCTTACCAAGTGCTGAAAAAGAAAAGTATCAAGTAACAACTGGTATTCTTCAAACCATTGCTAATAACATCAATGACTACGAGCACTGGTGCAGAAATCAGCCAACTGACCTTAGCGTTCGTTTGCTTGTTAACTGGTTGCAAACAACTCGTGAGTCTCGTGAGGTTAATGATAACTACAAGAAAACTCTTGAGTCGATCATGTCTGGTAAAGTTAATCCTTACCTCTCCTCAATGGTTTATCAGCCACTTGCAGAGCAGAATAAGCTTGCAGCTAAAGTGTCTCAAGACCAATGGAATCGTGCGGTATGGTACAACCAGCCTCTTAGTGCTGCTCAGAAGCCTGAGACTTACATGCAACTCCCTGCAGTTACCGACCCTGAGGACACTAACTGCACACTCGAGTACAAATGTAACGCTCTTGGAATCAAGGCACTTCTTCGTGAAGGTAACCGTGTTAAGGATAACGCAGGAGGAGCATTAAATCTTGATGACTTGTTCTCCGACTTGTATTTCCTTAAGAGAAATCGCGAGCAAGATGGCGACACCATTTCTGTTATTGATGTCATGACTGACCGTTTGACTTCCGTAAAGATTTTTGAAGCTTTCAATAGCTACTACAAACTTCGCTACGGATGGGAAACTCAGCGTAATGCTAACATTAATCAAACCATCGAACATAACGGAATCGTTCTCTTTAACTACAATGTCTATGATATTCCAGATGTAGGCGTTCAGTTGGCAGTATTCCATGACCCAATGTTTGACGACTTGTTGAATGTTGGAAGCGGAAATAAATACTTGCTTGATGGAACACGCTCTGGAGATGCAGTGTTTGATGGTAATGATGCTACTTACTATGCTAATTCACAGCGTATGCTCTGGCTCGTTGACTGGTCTGATGTAAAAATCGGTGTTGCTGGAACTAATAGCGTAACCCGCACACAGCCACATCCAGAAGTAGATCGCTTGTATAGCTGCCGTATGGATTCTGTCAAAAGGACATTTAACCTCCGTTCCACAAAATGGACAACCATGATGGATCGTCCGCATCGCCACCTCATTATTGAGAATGTAAGTGATGCAGTCGAGTTCACCTTGGGAGGTACAACACATACTTTCTAAGCTTTAGAAAGCCTTCCACATCCACATATCACTCATATGCCGACGGGAGGCCTGCATCTAGCGGCGCCTCCCGTCTTTCTTTAAACATGAAACTATTATTTGATAACATTAATAAAGCTTACAATGGATTTGAGTCGTATCAGCCAGTATTGGTTGGTTCGTCTTGGGTAGGAATTGCAAAAGTTGAAGATAAATACGCAAAAACTCTTTTAAAAGAAGACGGTGTTACAGAGCTTAGCGACGAAGATTTTGATTGGTACAAAAAAAAAGTACTAGAGGAAGCGGTGACTTTTCGTCGGTTGAACACAGTAAAACAAGAAGCCAACAAGGATCCAAATGCGGAGTATGCGGAGGAGGAAAAAAGCGCACCTTCAAAGTCACGCTCGCCTAAAAAGAAGAACCCAAAGGACTTGATTCGCGTAGAAGCTGTAGATGCTGAAGAGGGAGAAAATGATGGATAGTCACGGATCGATCGGATTATTTGGAATTATTTCATCTTGGGGTTTAGCAGATTATCATCTTGTTGCAGCAAGTGTTGCTGCCTCTTTGACCGCTGTATACATGGCAATTGCTATAGTTAATAAAATCAAGAAGTGAAAACTATATTGCAGTCAGGTCTTACCCAGAAGACTATTGGTTCTTCCGAGCTAAACCCTTTAGTTGCAGTTGCTGATAATCACCTACTGGTAAATACTCGCCCCTCTAGGTTCGGAGTATTTAGGCAAACCACTTCAGGTGAGCTGCCTTCAATTACCGCCAAGCAGTTTCGGATTACAAATGCTAACACTAGCCCAGTTGTGGTCACTCAAAAGACACCTCTTTTAATTAGGACTTTTGATAACAGCATAGATGTAAATGTTGACTCGAATACTATAAGGTTGGAGTCAGTCGATTCTTACACGCCCAATGGAGAGAGTGCTGTTCTTAGAATAACCCATGCTGGAGACTCAGCAGCTTATGAGTCTGTAGAGACTACAGAATCCTTTTTTGGTGTTCAGGCTTATTTCAGGATAAATTCCATTGGTTGGACAAATTTGAGTAAACCAGATCATGCGGTCAAGCCATTCGGAATCTATACTAGTAAGCAAGCTATTGATACAAATCTACCAGCTTTGTCTTTAGGTGTTGGATTAGATACATCAGAAGTACCTGAATTTAGATTGTTTAAAGGTAATGTAGCAGATGAAACTCTACCAGATGCAATTCTTGGTAGGTGGTACAGAGTTCAACTGGAAGCAACCGCAAGTAATTCCGAGTTTAATATTACTCTCCATGTAGAAGATCCTGCTTTTTCAGGCCAGTGGTCACAGGTTTACACAGCTACAGTCACATCTACTGGTGTTGGTATGCTAGATGAGATATTTGCTCAAAATTCTTTTGTAATAGGAATGTCAGCTGACGGAGTTGCCTCACAGGATATTGAGTCATTATTTGTATACAGAGATGTAGCTGGCGAAGAAGAGCTACTCCCATCTACAACAAAAGAATATTACTGCGTTAATAATCTAGATGAGTATCGAGTATCTGACGCAGTCACTGGCTACTACACCTCATGAGATGGATACTAGTGGCTTTATTTATTCTTTTATCGGGTTGCAATAAGGCGACCCTTTATCCCTCGATTGGTGCGGGATTGGGAGCAGGGGCAGGCAGTGTAGGCGGTGTAGGTGGCAGTATTGCAGGCGGAATGGTTGGTAGTGCTGCTGGTGAGTTATTTAAGAATGATGAGATAAAACGATCCAACTTTGATGAGGAAGAGCTTACCGAAATTGTTACTTTGATAAAGCAAAGCGAAGGGAATCAGAAGAGTTGGATAGATAAGTTAGTTTCTGGAATCTATGACATCATAATTATGATTGCAGTAGGTGGATTGGTATTCTTGGTCGCTCCATTCTTATATACCAAATTTAAGGTTAAAAAACTAATAGACGATATATTTGATAAAGATGAAAACTTGGCAAGCATTCAACGACGCAGTAAATGACCTTTTGCTTGTCGATGGTTCTCGAAAGGGACGAGGCATAGAAAGGTTCAGGGATAGGCAAATAGTGAATGGCGTAAGGGATTTACAGAGATATATTCCTTTACTCAGAGAACATACTGGTTCTGTGTCATTTACTGGAAGTGATCTTGAAGATCATAGTGAGGGTAAAGCTGAAATAGGTGATTTTAATTACAATAATGCTAGAATCACTGATATTGTTATTCGAAGGCTTCCTGATGAAGATAAGGGCGAAGAGACTTCTACTTACTTCCGACCTAAAGTGTATGCCGAGTTGGCTAAGTTTAGCATACTTGATGGAGGGAATTCACCTAGGACTGGTACATATCCTGGCAAAATAGTATTTGAGAATGGTAAGTTTTATAGTGCCCCTCTTTTAAGAGATGATGAGACTCTTACAATTTATTTTACTCAGGAAAAGATATTTAAGCCTATATTTGAATGTAATGGTTCTGAGCGTCAGGAGCAAACTAAGCTTGGTGATGATGAAGCCTTAGCTGTTTACCATTATGTTAAGTATCACTTTCAGAGAGATGTTAATGATGATTCTAGTTCAGCGCAGAATAATTTTCAGATTTATCAGCAGTTAAGAAGATCAATCTTTGCGAACCTTCGCGAGCAGGTCGGCTTTAATAATACTGCATCAACAGAAACCCTTGGAGAGGAAGGATTTTTATTAGGCGATGGATAGTAGAACTCAGTTAAAAGCAAGATTTAGTAAAGGTCAAAGAGTTGGCGAAGCTGATTTTCATAGTCTAATTGAAAGCCTTGCCCATAAAAGTGAGGATGTTACAAGCGGAGACTTAGCCTCTGGTTCTAGTGTAACAAATCTTTCAACGAAGATTGATGATTTAAAAGCATTCGCAGAAGCCCATAAAAGTGATTACGATGCTTACAAAGGTCAGCACCCTACACTCGAGCAAGTAGAAGCTCGTGATGATCAGTTATCACAGACTTTTGCCACTGACATACAGTCAATAGGTAACCTGATCAACAATCTTTCTGCCAAAGATACGCAGATAGAGGGCGACATTAATAAAGTAGAAGCTGATCTAGCTTTGCAGATATCATCTAATTCTCAGGATCATGATATTATAAATGCTTCGATTGCAACGAAGGCTACTGTTTCTGCCCTGGAAGCAGCGGTAGCGGCTCTTGAAGCGTTAATAGAGGCAAAAGCAGATACAGCTCATACACATACTGAGTATGTTACCAAGGTAGAATCTGATGATTTTGCTAGGCAGACTGACTTAGCTAACAAGGCTAATCTATCTCACCAGCATCAGGCATCTGATATATCTGGATTAGATGCCATATTCACAACGCCTACCGATGTCTTATCTCTGATAAATGATAATAAGATAAAATTAGATGAGAGAACATTGCTAGATGACTTTTATGACAAACCTGATGTAGATGAGCTTTTAAGGATTGGTATAGCATTAGCGAAGGATCAAATTCTGGATGTTGTTGATGCGAAGATTGATCAGCTACAGGATTCAATTAATAATCTTACGCCACCCAATCCATATACTTTGTATGATGTTGATCCAGTAGAAGCGGAAGCTTTAAGTGGGGTAGAGGCTTCAACAGTTTCTATATTTGCGACATCTCCGATTTCTGGACTTACACTTACAGGAATATTTGAGGGTGGGGTCTTACCTGAAGTAAGTATCTCTAACTCTAGCAACTACAATAATGAGCTATTTATTGGAACGACTAGCGAAGATCAGGTCATTGCTTTCAATGAAGTAGAAAACCAATGGGAATGGATACAAACAGGAGATATTCAAAAGTTAATTGCTGTATATGAAACGACAGATTATTCGATTGTCCCTGAGTATTGGATATTAAATCCAGAAGGTGATTTTACTGGCGAACCGCAGGATAATTTTAATATACAAGTTACACAAACATCAGATTCAGACCTTGTACAAATCTTTAGTGAGGCAAGATTTTTCTCAACGGGTTATGTGTCTCAAGGTATGAATTATGTTAGAAGGGTTCCCTGATGGCAAAGCGGTCATCGAAGTATCGCCATTTCTCTGTTATGGCAACGCAGGGCGGTCAGTTAATAGCTGGTAGCAACTCTGGAGATACGGCAGGTGCTGCTAATTATGTAGAAAAAGTAAATTTCCGAAGAGAGACAGATGGCGAGGTCCGCCGTGAGGGCTGGGAGAAGCTGCAGCTTGATAATTACGTAGATAACCTAGGTACAAATGATTCAGTTAGGCTAGTGTATCAATTTTTGTCTGACGAAGAGTTGGTATTAGTGGCGGCTTCTGGAGATAAAATTTATCGCCTTAATGAGTCCACCGAGACATGGGTGGTTATTGCCGAAGGTCTTCAGTATATTGATAATTCAACTCATGTGGTGGAACCAAGAAGATGGGAAGCTCTAAGTATTGATGGATATTGTATCTTTAATAATGGTGCAGATTTACCATTGATATATAGAAACGGGTGGTCATGTGCATATCCTATTTATGGTATTAGAGAAAGGGGTATTATTCGCTGTGGCACAATTTCTGAGTTTGACGGGAGATTGTGGTTAGCCGATATGACCTACATTGATGAGGACAGTGACCCTGATGCTTTTACTAACTGGATGCAAAATGCCACCGAACCATACGGTTTACCTGAGAATGAGAGCTTCAGCACGCCTACTTATAACTCCCCTCATTCCATAGAATACTCAGCATGGAGATTGGCAGATAACATATCAGTAGCTAAAGCAAGTCCATATCTTTTCGGTCAGGTATATAATGGTGAGGTGTCAGTAATGAATATCAGCTCAACAACATCTTCAGCTATCAGGGCAACCAGGCAGATAGATGGGATAATTTATACCAATCAGCAGGCAGGAACAGTTGGTAATCAGACAAGTATAGCGATTGTAGAGGATTACAATGCAACGAATGTAGAAATATCTAGGGCAGCAACAACTATTACAATATCCGTTCAGAAAGTTTCAGCTACACAGGACACCCTTGTTTTTGATGGTGTTACATACACAGCAACTGATTTAGGCAACAGCGAGGCAACAATATCGATGCTAGAAAATCAGCCATCTGATGGAGTAAGTCTTTCAGGGAAAAATATAACTATTAGCCTAGATGATGTTGTTGGAAATAAGACACAGGGTGACATACAAAGCATATGGAGCACAGCACCCACAGAAGTTAGGGACTTGGTAAATGTTGTAGTAGATAATGCATCAGACTCTCTTACTAGCCTGCCAAATAATCAACCGCTGGTAGGCGGTGTAGATGAGGTGAATATAAATAGCTACACACAGCAGGATGTTTTAGATGCGTATGCTACATCTACTCAGGATGTAAAGGACTATATACAAATATTTATATCAAATTCTAACTCAAATTTATCAACCTTATCTAGTGGTTTATTTCTCTCTGGAGGTCTTGATAGTACTACCGAACAAAGTGGAACATTGGCTGAAATCAAATTACCATTCGAACTTGGTGGTGCTAATGTTAGTAACAGTTTGAATCCATATCATACATCCACCGCAATCGAAGCAGGCACAATTAAAATTGGTGATACGATAAGGATGTCAATAGATACTACACCTGGCAGTGTCCCAAATTATGTAGTTTACGACGGTGTAGTTTCCTCTCTTACTCTTGCAGGTGGGGAAACCAAAATATCCCTAATATCATCTGCCCATAACACAGAATCCCTAACTGCCACTGGAGATAGCCAGACATCTGTGAGTATTCCTCAAGTAGGTGAGCCTTTGCAGTTTATACTTCTAAAAGAGCCTGACACTTTTTCTGGTGATCCTGATTTACAGAAAGAGTCAGCAGATGGATTAAGTTTTCCAGAAGACGGATCACAGATATTAAAAATGGTAAAACTAGCCGACAAGTTATTGGTATATCGGCAGACTGGATATCTTGCTATATCAAGAGGCAATACCCAAAGCGCTTACTTTTTTGAAGAGAAATATCGTGGTGAACGCGTGGCAGACTTTAGGAACACAATTATAACTATCGATTCTCAGAGGCAATTATTTGCTGGTTACAATGGTGTGTTTATTGTTACTCCTGCTGCCGTTGAACCGACTCCCTTTCAGCCTCACATGATGGGGCCAGAGTTCTGGAGGAATATTACTAGACAAGAAATAGAATATTGCTGGTCATGTGAAAATAGTCTCACGCAGGAAATTTTTATAATCGCTCCAGTAGGTATTAAGCTTGATGACTCAACAGGCATGAAACTTGATTGGGGTGTAATTGCTTATGATATGATATACGGAACACTTTCTCAGATCGATGCAGCAATGACATCTGCCTGTAATTTGTTCCCTACCGCTAAAATAAGTTCAAGATGGTTCATTTTATCGACACATGTAGTAGAAAATGAGTCTGATATGTACACAGATAGTGAGTTGCTCAGGGAAGAGGATAAGGAGTTTACATCTGCAGGTTCCAAGATCATGAGATATTCCTATGGACCCGCAGTAGAAAACATATTTGGCAATACTCAACCATACAGATCATTTCGCAGGGATGGTGCAGATTACATATCTAGGATTAAGTATGGTAAGAATGATTTTGGAGATAAGTTCTCGGAAAAAATGTTACGATCCTATGCCCTGCATTTGTCAGATAGATATGACTATACTACCTACACTCGTGATGGTTATATGGAGGATGAGTTTACTAAAGACTTAAGTGCAACTGTTTCAATTAAAACATATAGTACGGGAGTTGATGATGGTGATGAAGAAATCAATGAAGTTCTCGACTCATTAGATACAGAAACAATGGTTCCACTTTTTGCACAGGGTAATTATTATCAGGATACCATTGAGCTAAGGGGTCGAGATAATGGATTTAAGATTCTCGGCAGAACATTTGAGGTGTCAGGGGTAAGAACCAGGCATACCAACGAAGCACACGAAGTTAGTGCCTAGGAGAAGAAAAGCTAAACACGCTCCTTACAGCGTGGATGCTGGCTTTAATACTGAAAATCCAGAAAGCCTAAAGATTTCGCTTGCTCGTTTGCGTGAACGAGTCATGAGAACAGCTCAAATTACGCTGGAGGCGGATGAAGAGTCGAATAGTGCCTATGATGATTTCTTAAGTGGGCTAGGTATAGGGCTGCAGTCTTACGATATTGATGGTTCGGTTGCTGCATTTTATGAAAACGATGCAATGGAAACTAGTTATTATAGTGACTTTTTATTTGGTCTTGATGGAAACACGGTAGATTCATCAACGATACCTCAGCAAAACCTAGCTTACTACGATGACTTTGAGGATTCAGTAGGTGGTGATACTACACAATACTCAACAGCACCAGCAGCACTAGAAGTATATGAAGACTTTGAAGATGGAATATCCTAAGAAATGTCAAAGATATGTCTCGTCTAGGACGATACAGGAGAAAATGGAAGTTTCTGGTAAGACAGTCCGTGCATGGGCAAGGCGTTACGAATGGAGATTACAAAAAATTAATTCAAGAGTAATAAGGTATTGTGCGGAAGATGTGGAAAGATCGTTAAATCTTGACCTAGGATAATAATTGCAAAACCCCAAGACTTTATCTAAAATATTAGGTAACACTAACTCCCAACCCAAATAAATAATTATGTCTAGTATATTCCAATTAATAGGTGCTAAAACAAAAACAGAGCTTGATAAGAAGCTTAATCTTACAGGAGGAACCCTTACGGGTGCTTTGACTCTTTCTGGAGCACCAACCTCAAATTTACACGCTGCTACTAAAGCATACGCTGATGGGCTTACCTCAGGTCTACAGACAGAGCTTGATGCTACTCAGGCAGGTGCAGGACTTGGTACAGATGGTTCTTATACAGCTAATGGCTCGGCAAACTACATTGCTTCTGTAGCCACATTACAGGCTGCTGATAATGCTTTAGATACCCAAGTAAAGACCAACGCAGATAATATCGCTTCTAATGACACTGACATTAGCAATCTTCAAACCCAAGCTGGTTCTTTAGCTGCTGATGGTAATAGTGCTTCTTTCAGCGGAAACCTATCTGCTGCTGACTTGACCCTTAGCGGAAATCTTACCGTGCAGGGAACAACAACTACAGTTGATACAACAAATGTCACCATTAAGGATAGCATTTTGAATGTAAGCTCAGGAGCTGGTAATTCCACAAATGCATCCAATGACGGTGGCTTTATCGTTGAGCGTGGTTCTTCTGAAAATAATGCAGCTTTCATTTGGGATGAAGGTGATGACCAGTTTAAGGCACTTACTACTAGTGCTACAGCAGCCTCATCCGATATATCCTCAACTGATTCAAGTGCAGCCCTAGCAACCTTAGGTGTAGGATCACTCGAAGTCGATGGCACTGAACTTGGTGATTACCAAGATTTCCTCACAGGATTTAATAATGCCTAGTGACAATATTTGAGCAAATTGGCGGGAAGGTAGGGACGGAAGTTGACTCCCTATCTTCCCGCATTTCTGCTTTAGAGTCAGAAGATAGCTACTCGGAGACTACTTACACCAATGGAGTCGTGAGTCAGATTACGACTTGGTCTACATCTAGTAAGTCCAACCTTTTGCAGACCAAAGCGTTTACCTACACTAACGGGTTATTGACGCAGATAGTAGTAGCAGATGGGTCTAGTGTAACTGAGCTGACCAAAACATTAGCCTATGATTCTGATGGTAATTTAGAGTCAATTACAAAGGATTACGCATGAGTTT